GACAAAGTGTGCCTGGAGCACCAGCCGAACATGAAGCGCCTGGCCCGCGAGCCTGACGACGCCAAGGTGTTCGACGCCGCGCTCAAGATCATCAACCGGGTGTGCGACCTGCTCGACATCGAGCCAGGCGCGACCTTTGTGCGCAATGGAGGCGATGATGGCTCTGACGCAGCAGCAGCGTGATGAGAAGCGCAGGGCCAAGGCCGAGCGCCTGCAGGAAGAAGATCTGCGCATGAAAGCCCGCCCGGGCACCCGCCAGGCCCTGGCCGAAATCATGGAATGGGCCCAGGTCGAGGAAAACGGCGAGGCCATGACCCTGTTGATCCACCGCATCCATGAATTAGGGCCTGAAGCGGCCCGCCACTTCCTCAGTGCGCCGCGCCACGAAATCGTTGTGTCTGATTTTGTGGCGCGGCGGCTCGACCAGTTCCGCATCGGCCGCGAGCTGCGCGCGCCGGATTTGATGCTGGGCGATGACCCCGACGATACCGGTGTCTACTTGCCGGAAATGGCCCTGATCAGCCTGGTACTTCCGATCAAACCAATCGGTAGCGTACAAAAGCGCTCTCATCTCTGCATCTTCCCTGCTTTCGAATGGCCCGTTGATCGTCCCAAGTATCTCGTCATCCGAGTGCACATTTGCTACGACTTCAACTGCTTCCGGCGTCCAGTGCTGGTCAATGTCGCCCACTATGCGAGCCTCAACCTCAACGCCCTTACCGCGCCCTATCTCGATAACCATTCTGGTAGGCCACGGCTTGTCTTTCACCAAAGTCATTATCACTCCTTGACCCGGCCCCATGCCGGTCACCCGTAATAACCCATCCCAAACCAAATTGCCACCATGCCGCCACCAGCGCGGAGGGCGGCGCATGCCCGGAGCATTCACAATGCAGATTAAACGCGAAGGTAATCTCTCGTTCGGCGACGCCCGCCTGGCCATCTGGGAAGAAGGCATCTCCGCTGCTCGCGACGCCGGTGGTGTACGCGGCGCAGATGCTTGGGAGAAACAGTTCAAGCGCGAGGTTTTCAAGCGCATCATCCAGACCCTCAATCGCCTGGGCTGGACTGTTGGCCCCAACCTCGATGCCGAGAAGAACTACAAATGCATCGCCCACGGTATGCGGTGGTGCAGCAAAGGCGACTTGAAGGCGGACCTTCAGGTTAGCGGCCGGTCGATCACCTTCGAGATGTTCCAGAACGTGAACGCTCCAGATCGCCCGGACCATGGCGGACGGCATCAATCGAACAAAGAGTTCCACATGCCATACGTCATGCGCCTGGAGATGGAGCGTACCCGCCGCAAGATTCGCGACTACCTGTGCGCTGTTTTCACCGACTACAAGTTCACCCCCGCTGAGCCGCGCGGCATGGCCCTGGAATCTGCACAGCCATGGAGAAGATTGAGCGCACCATGCGTCGCATCGGAATCAAGGGCGCCTGGCTGATTTTGTCGTACCGCAGCACAACTACAAGTCGAAAGACGGCGATCTTCTGCAGCACGGGCAGAAGGTCTGGATTTGCGACCGCAAAGGCCGTGTGCTGCCTGGCACCGCCTACTACAACAGTGGCCAGATGTGGTGGGTGGTCACATCCCGCTACGATTACACCAACGTTGCCAATTGCGAGATCTGGACCGTGAACCCTGGCGACCTGCGCCGCAAACGCAATGAATGGGTGCGCCGAAAACGGCTGGAAGCACTGATGTCGGCAGCAGCTGCACGGATGGACTTCAAGAAGGCTGAAACCTTGAAGAACATCCTGTTCCCGCCGCAGGAGTCGCTCTACATGATCTGGACCGATCGTCACGGCGGGGCCTACTTCGGGCCGAACTACAGCGGCTACACCAGCGACACTACCCAGGCTGGCAAGTATACCCGCGCCGAGCTGAAGCCTTACCTGGGCGATGCCGACGAGAAGGACCACCTGCGCGCCGTCCCAGTTCGAAAAGCCGCCTGACCCTCCGGCGCTGCCCGCCAGCGCCTTCCCCTATTCAACGATAACGCCTCCCCGGCGAGGATCGCCCATGAACATCTACCGCCACACCTTTACCGCCGTTTGCCCAAGCGACGCCGAGGTGATCGTCTACAGCCTAGAGATCCGCAGCAAGACGATGATCCGCGTTGAGCACATCAAGACCGCCACCGCGCTTATCAAGCAGGGCTGGCACGAACAGATCGCCGACCAGTTGGCCGAGCGCTTCGGCGGCGACCAGGTAATCAAGGCAGTACATCAGGGCGTCGATCTTGAAACGGTGAGGTTGAGCGGATGATCCACTACCACGGCACGCCCATAGGCGGAACGCGGCAGGATGCGGCGCGGCTGCTTGCCGGCCGGCACGCTCTGGTGCCGTTCCCGCGACAGGATGACATGGGCATCGTCGCCGAGGCCTGCCAGTCTTTCGTCTTCGACAACGGCGCATTCACCGTATGGAAGAAAGGCGGTCAGGTCGACGTGGAAGGCTATACCCGCTGGGTGGACAACTGGCACCGGCACCCAGGCTTCGACTGGGCATTGATCCCTGATGTGATCGATGGGGACGAAGACGCCAACGACCGGCTACTCGAACAATGGCCTGGCTACCTGCGGCGTGCCGGTCTGGCACATGCATGAATCGATCGAGCGCCTGCAGCGCCTGACCCAGTCCTGGCGCATGGTCGCCTTGGGCAGTTCCGGCCAATGGCGCTCGCCGGGCACCGCCGCATGGTGGAAACGCATGGGCGCCGCAATGGATGCAATCTGCGACGACCAAGGCCGCCCCATCTGCCGCCTACATGGTTTGCGCATGCTTGACCCGGCAATCTTTCAGAGCCTGCCGCTCGCCTCGGCTGACAGCACGAATGCCGCAGTAAACGGCGGCAGCATCAGACGGTTCGGCATGTATACCCCGCCATCGGCCGGGCAGCGGGCCAGCGTGATTGCAGACCGAATCGAGGCTCACAATAGCGCGCCGATATGGCAGCGAAATTCCCAGACGGAAATGGCGTTGCTTTGTGGCGATTAAGTCAGAGCGCTTCCGAAGCAATTCTCAGATCCTCAGCCTGCAAGTGCTCATCATGAAGTACCCTACAATACCCTTTTACGTATTCTTCAATCTGTTGAATCCCGCCTAACATAGATGGAAGCTCAAGCATGCTAGGCCCGAAGTCATTTAAGTATGGATATATTCCATGGATGTAAACCCTATTTGGCAATGGCATCTATAGTCATCCCAAACATACCGCCGATAAACTTCGGCATCTTCGAACAAAAGAGGTTCGTAAGGTGGCCTTTTCATTTCATATACTTGAGTTGCTAGCTGTGTCTGAGTTAATTCGGCAGACAAAATCCCAGGTGGAACAGGTAAGCGTGACCTAATCAGCCCAACAAGATCGCGCTTTGTGCGCAAAACACGGACCACATCCGGTCGAGAACTTCCCCCCGCCTTCATCCACTCAGGGATTTTTGCTGCTACGAATGCACCGAAATTTACAGCGTCCTTAACATAGCTTAGATCCCTAGCAAGTTGAGGTGTCAGTTCAGCTACAGGTATTTGGGTTAGCTGATCCGTGAGAGCCTGCCAATCGCGGCCACGGTGAAACATTTCGTAGCGCATCATCTCCTGCCGCTCGCGCTCTGGGCAATAGAACAGATTTGCAAGGAGGTGTAGCGACTCAGTGGCATCATCTGATATCACCCGCAGTATTTCAGCCAGTGACTTGCGCCTTAGCTCTATAGAGCGGTTGCTGTGCCAAATAGGGAAATAAGCAGCAACAACAATTGCTGCGATTGATCCAAAAGCTTGAACCCAACTAGCAAGCTCGGAGCTAGTGGGGCGAGCCCATGCAAAAAAAATTAAAACAAATGAAAATAGCGTGATCGCATTCGGAATCGACACACCTGGCCTAATAAGCTTTCGACAAACCCTACGCATAGATTAGTACGCCCCTTTCTCGCCAGAATCATATATCAGAGGTATCCCCATGCCCACAGAAAACCGATCCAGCAACACCGAGATGCTCAGCGTGCCCGAAGGTACATGCTGGTGGAGCGCAGCATCTGGACAGAGCAGCAGGTCGAGGCCGCCACAGCGTGCATAACCCGCCTCAAAAGCGTCCCAACCATAAATGACCGAGCCTTGGCCATGGCCGCGATTGATGCTGCCCAATGCACAGCGCCGGATATCGCGCTATCCGATCTGCTTCCGGCCCAGCAGCCCCACCCCGAGCCAATAGCCTGGATGGTTGGTACTGCCATCTGGTGGACCAAAGAAGAGGCAGAGCGGGATGCGGCGGCTACTGGGCTGCCGATTGTTGGGCTGGGCCCGCTGACAGGAGTCGCCTCGGCCGAGCAGCACCAGGGCACACCGGTGGGCGAGATCGTGGCATTCGGAAAGGGCCTGCATGAGATTGCCTGGGCAGCCGGGCGCATGCCCAAGCTTGGCGCAAAGCTCTACACCCACGCCGATCCTGGCGAGGTTGAGCGGCTACGCGAAGGTATCACCAAGCACTGGAAAGTGGTCTGTGACCAGCGCGCTGAGCTCGACACCCTGCGCGAGCAGCTTCGGCTGATGACTGGAGACTACCGAACAGCCATCGTGAACGGCCATGAGCGCATTACATTCCTCGGTGGCGACTGCGACAGCGTCGAGAAGATGCTGGCGGACAATCCGAACTAGGCAAATGCTCAGACCATGCTCAAGCGTCAGTCCTAGCCCCACCCCGCTGTAACCCCTCTCCCCTCTATTCACTGCCGCGATATGGCGGAACTACTGGCACGCAACCGGAGCTCGGCGCTGCTGTTTCGTCCACATGGACTGATCTTTATACGCGCCCTTGAGCCATGTCTCGGTGACTCTGTTGCAGTTGCCATTGATGTTCTCGATGTACGTCCTTGGATAGCCCTTGGGCTCGTCACCGATTCTCAACCAGTTTGGATCGGTCGAGGTCACTTTCGAATCATGTGAACTGCAGGCGGATACGGCCGCGAGCGCCAGCATCAAAACAGCTTTTTTCATAATTACTTCCGGAAACCTCGGCAAGAGCGCCGAGGCTCTATCTTGCCACCTTCCCTAGCCACTGGCACCCAGACAACCTGTCAGGAAAGGACAAAACTATGCCCACAATTCAGTATCCTTTGGAAATCATAAGCGTCGGCAGCGATACCTACATCGCAATGAGCAAGGGTCACCACGACCTTGAACAGTTCATGGCCGCCGCCGTCGAGGAATTCCCAGGCCGGTTCTTGGGCGGGCCTCAGCACAAATGGTGCAAGACGGTGCCTGATCGCTCGGGCGAGTTCGCGCACCGATACGTGTTCGTCGAAAAAGGGACGTCCGGCGCGTGGCCGGCCACCTACTGCTGGGAATTCGGCGAGGACTACAAGCGCTACAACGCCGAGGTGCAGCCATGACCCGCCTCGCCCTCTGCCTCCTGCTGCTGGCCACCGGCGCCAGCGCAACCGAGAACGTCATCGACGTGCAGCACGACAGTCAGCGCGGCGTCACCTGCTACCTGCTCAACGGGGTCGGCATCAGCTGCATCCCCGACAGCCAGCTGCAGGCCGGCAACCAGCGCCAGCTCTCCCCGCACGAAACACAACCCGAACCTACACCCGCACTGGCGCCTGGGCGCTGGGTTGATGAGAGGTATCAGATGTGAAGAAATCCACCGACTTCCTGCAGGCCGCCATCGACGTGCAGGCCGAGCGCGGCAAGCAGTACGACGCGCCGGGCGGAGAGCGCAGCATGGGCCGCACCGTCCAGGCATTCAACGCCGTCACCGGCCGGGACCTCAGCGAGGCCGAAGGATGGCTGTTGCTCCAAGTGCTGAAGGACGTGCGCCAATGGCAGAACCCAGACAAGTTCCACGAGGGCAGCGCGCTGGATGGCGTGACGTACTCCTCGCTGAAGGCTGAAGCAATGGCCGCTGGAGACAAGCCATGAAAACTTTCGGAGAAATCATCGAGGCGGCGAAATCGGGCGACCGGCCTGACTACGACGACCTGCGCCTATCAATCACCATCAAACTCACCATTGGTCCAGGTCGTGGAGACGTTGTATCTGGTGCTTGTACTCGCACACTATCTGATAGGTAGCGCTCGCGGTCCCAGTGATGAGAGCACCTACCACACCGCAATCTGCCTCTACGAACTGCTCCCACGCTGCCTGCGCCTGGGGCATCATGGCCGGTACATTTTTCGGGAGCCAGCCTTTATCGACGTACTCCTTTGCGGTGGCCAGGGCCTTCTGGTACTTCTCTTTCACCGCATCCTTAGCCGCCTCCCGCATTGCATATGCGCAAAGACCTGAATCCTGGGTGGTTTTGGTCTCCGGCTTCCTCAAGCACTGCTGCCAATCGGCCTCCAGCTTCGCCGCGTACTGACGCACCGCTGCATCCCGTGCTGCATTCTCTGCTTCTTCCCCGTGCAGCTCGGCGTGGGCTGCGCCCACTACTACCAGCACCGCGCCTGCGATACCGGCCTTGATAGCGGTCTTCATTTTTCTCATTTCCCTGAGTGATAGCCCGTCCGGCGTGGTGCCGTTCCAGGCGGGTTTGGCTCGGCCAAAAGCCGGGCTGAGGTGATCCCTAACGCATTATATGCGTTGCCATCACCATCGAGCTGGGGCACCGCAACATTTCAACCGCAATCAAGGCCCTGATCAGAGAGCGCGATCAGCTTCGGCAAGATCGAGACGCCCTGCTGGATGCCGGAGGACACCTTCTATGACCCTACCCCTGATGTACATGGCCTACCTGATCTACAGGGGGCCGCGATGAGTGCTGCAGCCAAAGTGCTCGACCCTTGCAGCGCCAGCCGCATGATGTGGTTCGACAAAGAAGACCAGCGCGCCCTGTTCGGTGACATCCGCGACGAAGAGCACCTGCTCTGCGACGGCCGCGTGCTGAAGGTTGAGCCCGATGTGCTGATGGACTTCCGTAGCCTGCCCTTCGAGGCCTCAACCTTCCGTCTGGTCGTGTTCGATCCGCCGCACCTCACCCGGGCCGGCGTCGATAGCTGGTTGCGCGCCAAGTACGGACTGCTGACCAGCGACTGGCGGGAGGACATCCGCCAAGGCTTCGCCGAGTGCTTCCGCGTGCTGGAGCCCGAGGGAATCCTGATCTTCAAGTGGAACGAAACCCAGGTGCTGGTCAGCGAGCTGTTGGCCCTCACCGATGAGAAGCCCTTGTTTGGCCACAAGTCCGGCAAGCGCGAAAAGACGCACTGGATCACCTTCATGAAGCGCCCAGCAGCCTAACCCCTCCCCCTACAACTCAAGCCCGCCGACATGCGCGGGCACGGAGAGACTCATGCTCAATTTCTTGGCACTCCTGTTCAAGCGCAAGAAGAAGCCGGCACAACGCGCCGCGCTCGGCCCGACCGTGCATGCCCGTGGCCACAGCCCGGCATCTGACCGGCAAGACCCGATGCTTGACCCGCTCAACCCCATGAGCCTGGTCAGCCCCCTGCATCCCATACATCTGGCGGACAGCTACGAGCCGACTCGCTCGAGCAGTTCGTGCGCCAGTCGGGACTACAGCAGCTACGACAGCGGCAGCAGCTACTCGTCGAGCGACAGCAGTGGTTCCAGCGATAGCGGATCCAGCTCCAACAGCTGCGACTGACCACCAACCTGCCGCCACCGGCGGCGTGGAGACCATCCCATGGATATCGAAACCACCGGTGACGTCGACAAAGTCACCGAGCAACGACTAGCCGAACTGATCGGCTGCACTAAACGCTCCCTGGAGCATCGGCGCCTGGATGGGAAGATCCCCGAGGGCGTCTGGATGAAGCATGGCGGCCGGATCATCTACAGCAAAAAGAGGTATGACGAATGGCTGGAAAGCCAATGGGTTTACCCCGTGGGGTCGAAATCTTCCGCAACTCCCTCCGCATTCGTTTCACATGGGACGGTATCCGTCGATGCGAAACGCTCCCCTATCCCCCGACACAAAAAGATCAAGGCTGCATCCAACCTTCGCGATCAGATAACCAGCCTCAACAAGCTCGGCCTCCTTGACCAGGACAAGTACGCAGAGCTGTTCCCCAGCTCACAGGCTGCGGTCGGCGGTAAGCCGACCTTCGGCGAGTATGCCCAGCTCTGGCTCGACGGCCGGGAAATCACCCAGGGCACGCACAACAACTACAAAAGCGCCCTGAACCTCTACTGGGTACCGCGACTAGCCATGGTCCGTGTCGACCTGATCACGACCAATCTACTGCGTCGCGTCATCGCCGAAACCGAATGGACCTCCCCAAACGTGAAGCGCAATGCGATCACCAGGCTGTCCACCATCCTTAGTGCAGCCACCCGGGAAGGCCTGCTTGCGAAGAATCCCGCCGAGCTGATTGACCTGCCGAAGCGCTCGAAGAAAGAGATCGATCCTTTCACCCTGGCAGAAGCCAACACCATCCTCGACAAGCTGTACCAGCACAAGCACTGGCCGAGCCTCATCTACGCCGCTCTGTTTGAATTCATGTTCTTCACCGGCCTCCGCCTGTCGGAGGCCTTGGCCGTGCGTTGGGATGTGATAGACATGGAGAGGAGAACAGTACACGTCAAACGGACCGTCGCCTTGGGCGAGGTTGAGGAAAGGACGAAAACCGGGCGGGATCGCTTCGTGCTGCTGAACGATCGGGCGTTGCGGGCAATCCAGTTCGCCAGGCAGTACGCGGATCGCCGCCGGGATGGCAAGGGAGCGGTGACCGAAACGCCGTTCCTGTTCCCGCCGTCAAAGAACGCCGAGTACGTGAAACAGACCTCCGATCTGCATAAGCAGTGGGTGCCGGTGCTGAATGAATTGGGGATCAGACGTCGCCCCCCATACAACTGCCGCCACACCTATGCGACAATATGCTTAATGTCCGGTCTCAACCCCGCATTTATCGCCCAACAGCTGGGTCACAGCGTGCAGATGCTGCTGTCGACGTATGCCCGTTGGCTTAACTCAAGCTCCGATTGGAGCGAGCTGGAAAAACTCAAGATTGGTATCAAATCGGTATCAGCTGAAAGCCCAGCGTCGTAAGTTACTGATAGGTAAGCCCTTTGATCTCCACCGCTAACATCACCATGCAGTTCGGCTCCAAGCCGCTGTTTGAAAACGTTTCCGTAAAATTCAACAACGGCAACCGCTACGGTCTGATCGGCGCCAACGGTTGCGGCAAGTCGACCTTCATGAAGATCCTCGGCGGTGACCTGGAGCCTTCCGGTGGCCAGGTGATGCTGGAACCGAACACCCGCCTGGGCAAGCTGCGCCAGGACCAGTTCGCCTATGAAGAATTCACCGTGATCGACACCGTGATCATGGGCCACAGCCAGCTGTGGAAGGTCAAGGCCGAGCGCGACCGTATCTACTCGCTGCCGGAAATGACCGAAGAAGACGGCATGGCCGTCGCCGAGCTGGAAACCGAATTCGCCGAAATGGACGGCTACACTGCCGAATCGCGCGCCGGTGAACTGCTGCTGGGCCTGGGTATCCCCCTGGAACAGCACTTCGGCCCGATGAGCGAAGTGGCGCCAGGCTGGAAGCTGCGTGTCCTGCTGGCCCAGGCATTGTTCTCGGACCCGGACGTGCTGTTGCTCGACGAACCAACCAACCACCTGGATATCAACACCATCCGCTGGCTGGAAACGATCCTCACGGCGCGTAACAGCACCATGATCATCATTTCCCACGACCGCCACTTCCTCAACAGCGTCTGCACCCACATGGCCGACCTGGATTACGGCGAGCTGCGCCTGTTCCCAGGCAACTATGACGAGTACATGACGGCGGCCACCCAGTCGCGTGAGCAGTTGCTGTCGGACAACGCCAAGAAAAAGGCGCAGATCGCCGAACTGCAGACGTTCGTCAGCCGCTTCTCGGCCAACGCCTCCAAGGCCAAGCAGGCGACTTCGCGTGCCAAGCAGATCGACAAGATCCAGCTGGCCGAAGTCAAACCTTCCAGCCGTGTCAGCCCGTTCATTCGCTTTGAGCAGACCAAAAAACTGCACCGCCAGGCGGTGGTGGTCGAGAAGATGGCGAAAGCCTTCGACGACAAGGTGCTGTTCAAGAACTTCGACATTACCGTCGAGGCGGGTGAGCGCGTTGCGATCATCGGCCCCAACGGTATTGGCAAGACTACCCTGCTGCGCACTCTGGTCGGCGAAATGACCCCGGATGCAGGTTCGGTGAAATGGACCGACAGCGCAGAAGTGGGCTACTACGCCCAGGACCACGCTCACGACTTTGAAGACGATCTGAGCCTGTTCGACTGGATGGGCCAGTGGACCTCCGGCGAACAGGTGATTCGCGGCACCCTGGGGCGCATGCTGTTCTCCAACGACGAGATCCTCAAGTCGGTGAAGGTGATTTCCGGTGGTGAGCAAGGCCGCATGCTGTTCGGCAAGCTGATCCTGCAAAAGCCGAACGTGCTGGTGATGGATGAGCCAACCAACCACCTGGACATGGAGTCGATCGAGGCGCTGAACCTGGCGCTGGAAAACTACCCGGGCACCTTGCTGTTCGTCAGCCACGACCGCGAGTTCGTGTCGTCGTTGGCCACGCGCATCATCGAGCTGTCGCCCGATGGTGTGGTGGACTTCAGCGGTACCTACGACGATTACCTGCGCAGCCAAGGCGTACTGGTCTGATCGAAGTGTAAGGTCTGGCCACGTTGCATGGCTGGGCCGGCCTTTTCGCGGGCACGCCCGCTCCCAAGAGCCCAGTCAAGCAGGGGACGTGTGGGAGCGGGCTTGCCCCGCGAACACCGGCGAAGCCGGTGCCAGGCACCGCGTACTCCCATTCAGGGGACAAGTCCGCTGCCACAGCCACACCCTGGCGAATAATTCGTTAGCCTGCTTTCTTTTCCTTCGCACAACGGCCATGATGGGACCACGCCCAACCGCCCGCCCGCGAAAGAGCCCATGACCGCGCAACAACCTGCCCCCGCCAGCCATACGCTGCACATCACCCTGCAGATCCTGTCGATCGTTTTCTACACCTTCATTGCCTTCCTCTGCATCGGCCTGCCCATTGCGGTGTTACCCGGCTACGTGCACGACCAGCTGGGCTTTGGTGCGGTGATCGCCGGGGTGACCATCGGTTTGCAATATCTGGCCACCCTGCTGAGCCGCCCGTTTGCCGGCCGCGTTGCAGACACCCTCGGGGGCAAGCGAGCCATCCGCTTCGGCCTGCTGGGGATTGCCGGCTGCGGGGTATTGACGCTGTTATCGGCCTGGACCCTGACGCTGCCACTGCTGAGCCTCGCGTTGTTGCTTGGCGGCCGTTTGCTGCTCGGCATCGCCCAGGGGCTGATCGGCGTGGCTACCTTGAGTTGGGGCATCAGCCAGGTCGGCCCCGAACACACCGCCAGGGTGATCTCATGGAACGGTATCGCCTCCTACGGCGCCATCGCTATTGGCGCGCCACTGGGCGTATTGGCCGTGGATGGGCTGGACTTCAGCGTGCTGGGGCCTGCTTTGCTGGTGCTGGCAACCCTTGCCCTGCTGGTGTTGCGAAAGCGCCCCGATGTGGTGGTGGCGCGCGGCGAGCGCCTGCCATTCTGGTCGGCGTTTGCCCGGGTCGCACCGTGCGGTCTTGGCCTGACCCTGGCTTCGATCGGCTATGGCACCCTGACCACCTTCGTCACCTTGTACTACCTGGAGCGAGGTTGGGTGGGCGCAGCCTGGTGCCTCAGTGCGTTTGGGGTGTGCTTCATCATTTCGCGGCTTTTATTCGTCAATGCCGTCAACCGGTTTGGTGGCTACAACGTGGCGGTCGCCTGCATGGCCACCGAAGTGCTGGGCCTGAGCCTGCTGTGGCTGGCGCCTGCGCCGGCCTGGGCACTGGTCGGCGCGGGGCTTACCGGTTTCGGGCTGTCGCTGGTGTACCCGGCGCTGGGCGTCGAGGCAATCAGGCAGGTCCCCAGCAGCAGCCGCGGCGCGGGGCTGGGGGCCTATGCGGTGTTCTTCGATATGGCCTTGCTATCGCCGGCCCGCTGATGGGCGCAGTAGCCGTGCACCTGGCTATGCCTCGATCTTCTGCGTGGCTGCCTGCTCGCCTGGCCGGGGTGGGCCTAACGCTGTTGCTATCGCGGCGCGCTCGCCGCGGCTGATCGCTCGGCCAGTTGCGGCGCGCCAAGCGCCTGGCTGAAGAACGCCGCCGTTTCACGCGCCAGCGAATGATGGATATGGCGGCGATCCACACCCTCGGCATCCTTGCACAGCGCCGGCATCCGCGCGTACTGCTCGGCGTCGCAGTGGGCCATGAACACAAAGTGGCCGGCGCCGGCCAACAGGCGATAATCGGGAGGTGACCGGCAGCTTGCGGGCCAGAGCTTCGGCGTTGCGGTCCACCGCCACCAGCTGGTCGCTATCACCGCTGTAGATCAGCGCTGGCACCTGAACCCCCGCCAAGGCATGGCGCCCGAACAGCAGGCTCAACGGCGCCATCAGCATCACCGCCCCTACGCTGGTCG